TTTTCCGCTACCGCCCTTTATGCCGCCGATTACAACTATCATATATCCTCCATATAGGTTTCATATAAATGAAACATATAGTCTACCTATAGGGGGATATAGATCCAATATATTCGATATATGGAATGCAAAGGCGCGTGTAAGATTCACACTTACGACCTCATCTGATTCATGACGTCAGATGCGCTCTGCTACTGAGCTAAGCGCGCCATAGAAAAAGTGAG